CTTTAGATACCAGTTCTCGGAGTAGCTTTGTGCCCCCCTCGCCACGCGCTCGCCCGCCCGCGCAAAGCCAATCATCCCCGATCCTACCCGATTCGGTATGGGGAAACCCATACCCCCTCCGAAGCCAGTTCTCGGAGCAGCGTTACGCCCGTCGATGCAGCGGTACGCACACGCCTGTCTGGAGCACCTCATACGCCCACCTGTATGGGGAAACCCATACACAATCGAGGCCAGTTTTCGGAGTAGCGATGTGCGCTATGTTATCGGTTGCCAAGCGTCACCTGTGTAATGCTGCGGTTGTCCATGTATGCAATGCCTTACCACGTATGGGGAACCCCATACCATCACACGGTGAGCTGCTTCACACGTAGTACGTCTAGTGATCTAGGACTAGAAACATAAAAGTTAGCAGTATGTTGACCCAAATCAGCTAAGTCATTGATAATGCAGTAATGTTCCAACTGTTCCAAAAGTTTTTGGTACTGTTCCACTGTAAGTGTTTGTTTTTAAAGTAATGTTCCTATTGTTCCTAATGTTCCATCATTTTTTTAACAATTTTATTTTTCATATTACCCCTCCTTCGTTGGGGGCGCAGCCTATTGTTCCACCCTTCTCAACGATAGACCCCAAATCCCCAGATCGCTTACTTATACATGGAACATTGTCACTTTGGAACATTACTTTAAAATCAGTCACTTACAGCCCAACCCCTTGGAACATTACGGAACATTACACCCCTACCACTTATCACACACGAACCCCCACCCCTACAACATAACACCTCCAGATAACACCTCCTGATATCACTTGACATTACCTACAAAGTATGGTATAGTAACAAAAGTTGGACAAATGATTGGAGACTACAATGACAGACACAGACACCGTGCTTGATGCGTATGGGGAAACCCATACAAGTTTCGCACCCTGCACAGTATGCGGTGAGGATATCGACCCACCCCAACGCGTACTGCTCGGGTACAAAGTTTGCCTAGACTGTGGCGACAGTACCGCCAAGACAGAACGGTCTACGTGGACAATCGTACCCACACCCAAGGGGCACTACACACGCATCACTCGTAAGAGTGATCTGCTCGCCCTCAATCAAAAGCCAAGATGAACCGTATGGGGAAACCCATACACAAACCAAGGAGAACTGAAATGTGGAAACTGCTGACTGTACGCGTGAACTACTTCACAAACATCACGCATATAGTGTGGGTAAAGAAGCCTTACGATATGCAAGATATTCTAGTCCTGATGGAAGGACTGAATATAGATACTTGCACTGTCCACGATTACGACCCCAACAACTAAGATTAGGAAAAACTAAAATGAATATGGAAAACACAATCACCGCCGATGCTAGTGAACCGCTAACACTAGACACAGATGCCGTTGCATCTATATCGTCAAGCGCGATGCTCGTAGACCTCACAGTCACACAGACACGCATGCGGAAGAATGACCCCGAGGCCGCTGCTCGGTTGGCGGCTATGTCGGGCGCAGACAGTGAGGCGTTCACTGCTATAAAGTCCTTGTTCGGTAAGAAGTGCGAGGAGTTAGAAGCGGTCAAGAAGCAAGTGACCAAGGTTCGTAACACTCACAAGAACCTGACGCTGCCGTGGAAAGATGGTGGTGGTCGGCTACTAACAACGGCTATGTCGTTTAGTTACCACAAAGCGGTGACTACCGAGATTGCCAAGGGTGAAGCGTTGGTTGCTGAATTGGTGGATGCATATGAGGACCGTAAGGAAGAAGCTAAGATGGCCCTTGGCCCTGACTACAATGAGAACGACTATCCGAGCATTGATAAGTTCGCGTCCAAGTTCTCGTTCAGTCTTGACGTGGAACCGCTACCCACAAGTGGTGACTTCCGCATCGACATACAGAACACAGGTATTGCCGATATCGCAGAACAGTATCAGTCTAAGTTCAACGACAGATACGCTGCGGCTATGCAGGACGTGTGGAACCGCGCCCACAAGGTGTGTCAAAACATGAGCGACAAGCTGGACTACTTCGCAGACGAAGATAAAAAGATATTCCGCGATACACTTGTGAGTAACGTCACAGATATTGTGGACATGATGCGAGGCTTCAACATTACTAACGACCCCACGATGACAGCGGCTGCTAATCATCTGGAAGAAGCAATGCGGGTGGTGACACCCGATGCGCTGCGCGAGAACGCTGACCTTCGCGCAGAAACCAAGCGTTCAGTTGACGAGGTTATCAAAACCCTACCGTCACTGGATTTGTTCTAATCAAACCAAAGGAGAACTAAAATGAAGACGAATGTACCCGCACCGAAAAGTGGACGTGCTTGGACAGGTAAGGAAGAAGATATTCTTGCCGAGATGGTGGACGCTGAGTTCAGTGACGCCGAGATTGGTGCCGAACTGGGACGGTCTCCCAAATCTATACAAGTACGCAAGTGCCGTATCCGTGCAAGAGCAGGTAAATGTGTAGCCCACAACAAAGCTGTAGATGTAGCGATTGATGGTTTGGTTCTAAAAAAGGCGAAGGCTATGACTGAAGAAGAGTTAGAGTTTATACGGAAGCATGAGCAACAGTGGGCCGATTGGAAAAGCGGTGCGGTTCCTAAACCTGCCAATCCATACCTGCCCCGATCTCTGGACATGGCTAACATGGATCAGTTCATGAGTGATGAGGATAGTGAGGTTTCCCCGGAGAACAACAAAAACACTTCTCCCGGGTATACTACACTACGCGTACCACACACATACTTCTACGCGTGTGTGTACGTAGTCGCACTATCCTTGGCCTTCTATCTTGGAAGCATCTACCAATGAAAGAGTTTCTAAAAGATTTGGTTGGGGCGATATGCGTTGTCGCCCTGCCCTTCATCCTGTTGTTCTTGGCCTATGGCTACGGACTTTACTAATCAATCAAACCGTATGGGTTTCCCCATACAGAAAGAGATACTAAAATGGCTATGACTACTAATGGAATGTATTCCCTCGACCTCGACCAATCAGTTGACCTGATCGCTGCCATCGGACACAAGCGCATGGTGCTGCTTGAAGGTGACATGGGTAACGGGAAAACATCTACACTTAAAACACTGGCGAAGCGGTTCCCCACACACAAGGCAATCTTGTTCAACTGCCCTGACAAAGATGTGCAAGACTTGCAATGCCCATCGTTTCAGACAATGGATACAAACGGGTTTGTTCGGTTTGTACCTCACGAAGAATTGGGCTTACACTTGGGTGGCCCTGTCATCATCTGCATTGACGAGGTTGGTAAAGCCCTAGACGGTGTGGCCCGAGCGTTACGTGCGTTCTGGTTGGAGCGGCGCTTAGGTAGTTACGACCTACACCCAGACAGCATTATCTACGCGACCACTAACTTTGGTGCTGAGGGTTTGGGTGACTTCCTTGAAGCGCATCAGATGAACGCGCTGACATGGATCGAACTGAAGAAGTGGACAAACATCCAATGGATCGGGTGGGGTATCAACAATGATATTGACCACGGCGTATTGAGTGCAGCCAAGGATAACCCACAGTGGTTCCACAGCTTCCGCGATGTTCCCAACCCAGAAGATAACCCACATATCTTTCACCCGAAAGAGTATCGCAAGGGTTTCGTTACACCTAGATCGTTGGAGGCTGCATCGGACTTGGCGAAGATACGTCACTTGATTGACGATCAAACATTCACTGCGTCACTTATAGGTACGATTGGTATGCGTACCGCTATGGACTTGGCTACGCATCTCAAGTTGGCAGATCAGCTTCCAACCTTGGACAGTATCAAGAACGATCCAAGAAACGCTATCGTACCCACAAGCGCAGCAGCTAAATGTATGATCGTGTTTCGGACGCTCGCCGTCATTGAGAAAGAGTGGATCAATAACTGGATGGACTATCTTGTGCGTCTTGATCGGGAGGCCCAAGGCATGTTTGCCAATGGGGTTCGCGCACCGAAGTACACAAAGCAAGCGATGGTTATGACCAACCGCAAGTTCACCGAATGGGCAGTGGCTAACAACTATATGTTCCACGGTGACAAGGTGTAGCATGAGACAATCAGACTACAGAAGGAAGATGCAGAAGAAGCGTAGGGCTAACTTTATGAAGGGTCGATCAGAATACAACAAGACCGCCCTTAATGTTTACGCGCAAGACTTGATGGGGTGGGAACAAAGTGATCGGGACATACGCTGTCCCGAGTGCAGACCCACCGCTGCACATACGGTCAACCCTCACTGTCGTTTATGCGGTGGTGCAGGGGAGACTGATATCAACGTGGCTAGAGGCCACATACTAGGAGAGGAATACTAAAATGAGAAACAGAGCGTGGAGAAGAGCGCAGCAGAAACGTCTTATCAATAGGTCGTTGAAGGTGCGCGTGTTGCTTGGTTTTCGTAGCTACATCGAAAACGAGTACGCAGAACCCACAAAAGAAGAGTTTTATATAATTGCTAAGAAACGCGCTAACGATCTGGCGCAGTGTTCTTGTGAGATGTGTTCGGGACATAAGCGCGGCCCGTTTGCAGTACCAACCCACGCGCAAATGAAACATGACGCTTCAATGCGTCAACAGTTGGAGGAACTGAAATGTTTGGACTAATACTAACTGAGGAACAGCGCATAGAAAAAGCTGTTGTCTCTATCATGGCGCACCCTAAGTGGTGTGCCTACGCAGGGATGTTGATGATGGGTAAACGCATTGTCAGCGATGATAACGAGCGTTATCCCACAGCGTGTACCAATGGACGTGACGAGTGGTACGGACGTAAGTTCGTTGCATCACTCACCGATGCCGAGTTGCGGTTTCTCATACTACATGAGGTGTGTCACAAGATGTTTAGGCATCTCATTACATGGGCTGCTATTCACAAGATCAACGCTAAGAAAGCTAACTTGGCGTGTGACTTCGTTATCAACGTGCTGTTGGTTGATGCCGATGATGGTGAGGGTTTCATCACCATGACAGGTGCGCTGACCACAGGTTGTTTCAACGTCAAGTATCGTAACTGGGACAGTGGGCAGGTGTTCCACGATCTGCCCGATCCGATAAAGCGTGACCCCGAAGATGGTGACGGTGGTATGGGGAAACCCATACAAGGCGATGGTGATGCTGACGATGACGATGCAGGCGGAAGCATCAAGAACGATCAACCATACGACGGTACATACCCAGTAGATGATGACCCGTCGTTTGACGATCACGATTGGGATGGGGCCGAGGATATGACCCCTGACGAGCAGCGTGATCTTGCGCGTGAAGTTGACGAGGCAGTTCGGTCTGGCGCGTTGGCTGCAGGTAAGATGGGTAACGGCGCAGATCGTAACATCACTGAATTGTTGCAGCCGCAGATTGACTATACAGAATACATGGCAGAGTTTTTTACATCGCATGTGCGAGGTAAAGACTTCGGGACATTCAAGCGTCCTAACAAGCGTTACCTGAGTGCTGGCGTATACATGCCAAGTCTCATGTCTAACGCTATCGGGCCTGTGTGTCTTGCTATGGATATGTCTGGTTCTATCGGACAGCGTGAACAGTCTGTCATGTTGACCGAGTGTGGTCACATACTTTCAACGCTCAAGCCAGAGTGTGTGCATGTACTGTACTGGGACACTACTGTCGTTCGTGCGGAGAAGTACGAGCGTGACGAGTTGGACATGATGATAAAATCTACCAAGCCCGCAGGAGGCGGTGGTACAGATGTTAGGTGTGTACCAGCGTATCTTAAAGAGCATCGTATCAAACCAGAAGCAACCGTTATTCTTACTGACGGTCACTTGTGGGGCGGCTGCGGTGAGTGGGGTCATCCTACCTTGTGGGTAACGCTCGACCACGCAGGTTGGGAAGCCGATGTTGGCAAGACCGTACACGTAAGAGCGTGTGATATGTAATCAACAGTGTATGGGGAAACCCATACACAAACTAAGGAGAACTGAAATGTACGACAAGACAGAGGAAGCGGAGTTCACCGCTGCGTGGGACAAGTACAAGCAACGGTTCAACCCGTTCATTGCTTGTCCCGAGTGCGAAGGCTCTGACCATGTAGGTCAAGTGGAGCATGAGCGGTGGGTACTAACATCAAACGGGGTACACGAACCTGTAGGTGTGTGGAAAGACTGTGGAAACTGCGGTGGTACAGGGGAGATAGAAAGTGACTTGTGATGAACCACTACCTGATTGGTTGTTGGTGCAGTTAAACCTGTTGGGGGTGGTGCAGGAACATCAGCCCGAGCAACCCGAGCCGAAGGTAGAGGCTGACTTTACCTTTAGAGAAGCAAACCTCGACAGTGACGGGGAGCCAGACTTTTGAGAATATGGAGACCAAGCATGGCACTAATATATACTAACCACAGATGTTTCGCAGACGTGGAAACACAATACAACACTACCCCTGTTATACGCAGTAGGTTCGGTAAGGATAACGACATACGCCCTATCGGTGACAGACGCCGCAAGCATGAGCGTATCCACAAGATCAACGGCAACTGCTACGCAATCATGCAGGGGTATGGGTATGGTGATCCTGTGTTCCAACCTTGGTACGGGGGTAACAAGGTAAAACCTTCAGTCAATTCTACTGAACAGTTTGCGGCGTTAGTGTGGCGCAGACACAGGGATGGTACTGAAACAGTTAAGGTCGCTAACGGCTCTGGCCCGTGGGGGCATCACAATTCTGTGTACGATATGCTTACTCGTCACCTGCCGCACCCACTACGGTTCGTCAACAAGAATGGTAAGCACTTCGTTCGTATTGGTGGTGCGCGGTGGGGTCAACAACATGGTGAGGACTACTACCTAGCTAAACGTACTACTGTCCCCGCGCCCATCAAGAAACATTGGGATGCCTACTACCGCCGAATAAATGCACAGAGTGTGCATGTGCGAGAACGTCAAGGGTGGATGACCGCCAAGGACGATGGTGCTGCGTTGGTGTTCCGTAGGATCGGGGAAGAAGAATGGGTGTATGACAGTGGTGGTTTACCGTTGCCCCCTGCGCCGAGAGTGAACAAGGAACTGAAAGACAAATACAAAACACACATGAACGAGTTCTATGATTGGGGCATCACTATGACCCCTCTTCTTCCAATAGAGACAGGTACATACAACTATGGTGAACGGGGCAAGCTAGATAAATACAAACAAGAACATTACGGCAATTCTAAGAGACGTGCGTTATGGTTGCGTGATGTGTTGAAAGACCCCGAGCATCCTATGCGTGTGTCAGCGTGGGTCGATTTCACTACATCGTTTATAGAGCACAGTGGGTGGTATGAACGAACCACTATCAAGGAACATATGCAGGAAGGGAATATGACTGAAGTAAGAAGTAAGTTCAATTCGTGGGTCAACAAGACCGCGAAGTTTATGAAATGATAAAACTGTATGGGTTTCCCCATACGCAAAAGGAGAACTAAAATGGAAGTATCGACAGTTAAAGAAGCTACAAGTCACGCGCAAAGGCACAACATAAAATTGCAGGGGCATATTGTGAACTACATCTCACACTTAGAGAGTATCTTGCCGGTCAAGACAATAGTACGCACTGGTAGCAGTGCATGGGTGTACTACGATAATGACCCATATTGCTGTGCTTGGGTTGGCTATGGTGACTTTCGTAGGGGCGGTAAGGGTACTCGCACGTACACAGTTTGTAGTCGCTTGATCGCTAATTGTAAGTACAGCGACTACAACCCACAATACCATATGTCCATGACAACCAAGCTAGAGACAGCCGTGAAGAACGCCAAGCGTTACATCTCACCGCTTAACGTGGCAGACATGGCAGCTATGTCATCGAAGAACGCGGCTAGGTCGTTTCGTGATGTGAGCAGTAACGCCAATCATGAGATGCGTAAGATGGGTAATAGATTGTTTCAGCATGACGGTATCTCTAGCAACTATTCGCCTATGGAGACCGAGTTGAAGAACCTTCTAACATTGGGGCATGAGTTTGTAGACAAGGAGTTACAAGCAGGGTTGGTAGATTTCTTTGCCCAGAAGGATGAAACCAAAACGCTTGATGCTCGATCAGATAACGGTGTGTTCATATACACTACTGTACGTAGGGGTGAACAACAGTGCGCCGTGCTGCAGGTCGATGGTCTGTCCAACTACACCCCTGACGTACACCCACAAAGTTGTGTTCAGTGGTACACACCACAAACGCTACCCGAAGATATGATGGGTAAGTTTTCTATGTTGCAGCTTGTGGATGATTGTCACTATGTTGATGGGGTGGGGTACAGAGTTTCTGATCGTATGTGCTTCCTGCTTACTTGAGCATAAGTGACGTTTTGTACGCGGCTGACGTTTGTTACCGCGTACAAACAGAGAAAGATACTGGCTGGGTAACGATAGTAAGTCTTGGGATTAAAAGACTTGACGCGATAGTAAAAGATACCTATATACCTTTTGAGGGGCTACCAGATTGGTTCCAAGGGAGGTTAGCGGTGTTATCCTTATTGGAGAACGATGCTTACTTAGAGGGTGTGGGTCACAAGGCTAATGACAATGAGTTCTATAGCACTTTCTGGGTAATCGAACCATCTAATCTTTAGAAGAACGCAGGGCTGTATGGGGAAACCCATACGGCTTTGGATGCCAGTTTTTACAGGGGGGTTTGACATATGGCTATGACGCCAGAAGCAAAAGTTAAGAAGCAGGTGACGCGGCAGCTAGACGCAATGGGTGCGTACTACTTCTACCCTGTTACGGGTGGGTATGGTAAAAGTGGTGTGCCTGATATTGTAGGTTGCTACAAAGGATTATTCTTTGGCATTGAGTGCAAAGCGGGTAAGAATAGACCCACGCCTCTGCAAGCTAAAAACCTAAAAGACATATGCAAAGCGGGTGGCCTAGATATAGTTGTCAATGAGGATAACATGAGTAGTGTTAGTCAGTCACTAACAGCATGGGCAGCAATATCAGATGACTAAGTGGAGTTTCAATATGATTAATCGCCATGAATACGAGCGCGTGTGTGCAGAGAACCGTGAACTAAAAGCGGAACTTGAGAAGATCACGCAGCAGCTATTCGTCATGTATGTAACAGGTACAAAGAAGCTAGGAGGGAACATTGACAGCCTTGGAAAAGATGAAGGCGTTGGCCTTGATTGAGAACAAACGGATGATTGAATATTGTGGGGGTCGGTCCCTAAACTACGGGGCCGTGCAGGAACACGCTAGAGGCAGCGGTAAGCCCCGCATGTCCGAGATCGAAAGGTCAAACCCCGCCAAGCAAATACTGCGTCTATCGGAACAAGGTTTTAGTGCCGCCGAGGTCGCACGTATAACAGGCATGTCCGTAGAGGTAATACTACGTAGATGCAAACGATACCAAATAAAATTTAAGGAACGCAAAAATGGATAAAGCTAAGTTTGAAGCGGTTATGGAGCGCATGGCTAAAGCCGCGCCCGACCAAGCGTCACCCGAGATTATGTCGCTGATTATCGCTAATCTTGTTCTACTGTTTGAACAGCAGGATTCGTGGCCTCAGATGATGATGGCTGTAACGGCTACCTTATCTGCAGCTATAAGCGAAGAACGTGAGGAGCACATCGCACGTAACGAAGAAGCAGCGATGCGCGCTGCCAATGAATTTATGGCGGGTATCTTAAACAAATCATAGAGAATGGTGAGGGCGGTTGTGAGTGTAATCAACAATAAAGCAGACCGCAGGTAGGTGGGTTTAAATTATTACCGCCCTCATAAAAACAATATCATAAACAAGCGAGAGAACAATGTTAAACACACTAAAGATATACGTGCAACACGTATTGGTGGATAAGAAATGCGGATTTGGAGTTGACATAGACCAAGGGGAGCGTGTCTTTATACCGCCCAACCTTGTGAAAAAGTATCGACTTGCCGAAGGTACACTTGCTCAGATGCGAGTGATACCCAACACTTCAAGAATGATTAACTCAACCAAGTATCAGGTTGTGGGTGTTGTCGCTGAGAGCGTAACACATTCTGTTGATACTTTTGATGATGAAGAAGAAACCCCTCGCGTAGTGGTAGCTAAGATGGAAGATCGCATACTTAGTTTGTTGTCTGAGACAGACAATCAATTCGCACATAGGGCTACTGAGATAGCGTCTAAACTAGACGCAGATAACGATGAAGTGCAACTAGCGTTGGGTAAACTACATCGTGATGGAGAGATTTGGGAGGCCAAGGTATCACGCCTCGGCACTCAAAAGAAAGCGTCCTACTGTCTGTGGGCGTTGGATGATGACTGGTTTGTACCAGAGTTTGAATGAGGAGAGAACTATGACTGCCAATAAAGAGAAGAAACGCGATAGGGTATTTAAGTTGTTAGAAAAATCCCTTGGCACTGACACAGATAAGTCTATAGCCAAAAAAGTTGGGTGTAGCGTGGCATACGTAAGCAAGTTGCGTAAGTATGATTTCTGGAAGAAAGAGCCATTACGAAAAATACCCGTATATGTAACGGACGAGGTTGACCCTACAAAGATTGGTGACTTTGCCTACAATCTGACTAAGGGCGGCAAGCCGCCTAAAGAAGGTACGTACACACGTAGCAGTGTCCTTGATACCGCCAAGCAGTACGTCACCAAAGACCGTGAAGCTACACATGGCGATATGGAGAATAACTTTGAGGCCATAGCTATGCTGTGGGAGCAGTATTTTAGTTATGAGTGGTCTTTCTCGCCCACCGATGTTGCGATGATGATGGCCCTGCTGAAGATCGCACGGCTCAAGTCCAACAAAGATAATCCTGACAACTACATAGACGCCTGTGGTTACATGGCGTGTGCGGGTGAGTTAGCATTAAAGAAAGTAACAAAGAAGTGAACCTTGTTACGTTAGACTTTGAAACCTACTACGCGCAGAACTTTTCTCTGGCTAAGATAACGACAGAGCAATATATACGTGATCGTAGGTTTGAAGTGATTGGGTTGGGGCTAAAGCATGGCCCCAATCCGACCGAGTGGGCGCAGGGTGCCGATGATGTAACCGAACTACTGGCATCTGTTGATTGGGACAAC